TCGTTTGCGGCGCCAACTCGGCCATTGCGGTGCCGCCGTTTTTCAGCTGCGCACCAATCAACGTGCCGAGCTCGTTGAACTCATTCTTGGACAGGCCGACAGCGGTGGCTGCGCTGTTGGCCCAGGCGTGCATTTGCCCAGCGGATTCCTTGAATACCGAATCGATAGCGCCGACAGATTGTTCGAGCTGGCCGGCTTTGTTGACGACATCGAGCGCGCCCTTGCCGATGGCGGCGACGCCGACGCCGGCAAGGGCCGGGCCGAGGAGCCCGGCGATCTTCCCGCCCAGGCCCTTGATGCCGGAGGAGAACTTGGAACTGAACCCGTTCGCGGATTGCGCCCCGGACTGTTCGGCCTTGGCCCGCAGGCCTTTGAAGGGGTCCAGGTTCCCGATGCCGCTTTTCAGGCCACTCTTGAGCTTCTGCCCGAAGCCCGCGGCCTTGCTGCCGCTGCTGTCGGCGGCCCGGCCGACAGCCTTCATCGCATCGTCGACGCCGGACAGCGCGCGCTTCTCGGCGTCGACGGCGGCCTGGACCCCGTGGGCTGAGGCTTCAGCTTTCTGCTGTGCGCGGGTCAGCTGCTGCTGTGCCGATTCCTGACCCTTCAGCGCGCCCTCGACGCCCTTCACGGCCTCCCCGGCTTTGCGGCGGGCGACGATGAGCCTGTCTTCGGCGGCGAGCGCCCGAGACGATTCGCCCCCGTGCTTCGCAACCGCCTCGGCGTGGGCCTTCTCGGCGATCGTGACCTTGCGGGCCGCATCCTCGGCGCGTTCCTGCGCCTTCGCGACAGCCCCCACAGCCTTGGTGTGGGCCTGTTCGGCGTCGGTGGCGCGCTTGGTGGCGGCCTCCTGCTCGGCCCGGGCCTTCCTGACCCCAGCTGCGGCTTCCTGGGCATTCTTCTTGGCGGCGTCGAGGGTGGCCTGGAGCTGGGGGGCGTCGGTCTTCGAGTTCTTGTTGAAGGCGGCTGCGAGGCGGCGCCCGGCCTCCGAGCCTGCCTGGTCAGCGGCGCGGGATACAGCGCCGAGCTCCTTGGCGATGCCCCCGGCGACCCCCTTGGCCTCGACGACCAAGGAGACATAGGCGGTGGCGAGCTGGATGGCGGACATGACCCCTCCCGGTGGTGGATCGCATGACGGGATCCCCACTGACCGGGAGGGGGTGTCGGGGAGTTACTCGTCGATGTCAAGCAGGTCGGCGAGCTCGTCCATGGAGAGGGCGTCCTCGTCGACGAGCGGGTCGTCACTGAGGACTCGGCGGCTACGCAAATCAGGACAGATCGACTCCGGCGGTTCGGTGGTGTCGTCGCCGCCGAGCTGCCATGCGATATGTCCGAGTCGATCGGCGATGACCGCCAGCAGCTGGGAGTCGAGGCTGTCCCACTGCGCGCGCTCGCCGTAGAGGGCGGCGTGCAGCGGCCCGCCCTTGCGGGGGTGGGCGAGGATGATTGCCAGGTCCGCCCAGGTGAGGGTTTCGCTGCCCAGGTCTCGCAGACGCACCCCGAGGGCCGTCATCGTCTCGTAGGCGATCGCCTCGGGGTGCGCCTCCAGGAGGGCTAGGCAGCGGGCGATTCCCCCGAGGTAACCCCTGAGGCGTCGCGCCAGGCCTCAGAGAAGGCCTGGAGTTCGTCATTGGTCATGTCCTCGATCACTTCGGCGACCGGGCCGAACACGTCCTTGATGACGTTCAGGTCGCCGCGGGCGATGCCCTGCTGCTCGCGCTGGGTGAGGTGATTCGCGGACGGAGCCGTGAATGCCCCCGCCCAGCCCTCGATTCGGAACGTGACGTAGGTGACGCGTCGAGGCTTGAGGCGACGCGGAACCTGGATCCTGGGCGGCCTGAAGGCCTTCTCGTGGCGACGCGTTGCGGCCTGGTCGCCAGCCGTCGAGAGCAGGGCGCGCAGCTGTTCCCGCTCCGCCTCGCTAAGCTCCGTGGGCGCGGCATCGGCGTCGGCGTCATCGGGCAGGTCGCCGTCGATATAGGTGGTATCAATCATGGGTCATCCTTCCGTCTCCTTCCGATCGGGGGTGCCGCTGCGGCCGTGCGGGAAGGAGCGCTGCGGCCGCAGCGGAATCCGGGGTTGCGCCTAGGCGGAGAGCTTCGGCAGGTTGGCGTATTCCAGGAAGCTGTCGCCGTTCTCGTCGGGGTAGCACTTGATGGTCGCCTGGTAGGAGATGAGTTCGGTAGAGACGAACTTCTGGCTGCCGGTGGAGACCACGCGGGCGTTGGGGGCGACCTTGCGCTTCTTGGCGCGGCGGGAGGCCATTTCAAAAACCCATTTGCCGGCTTCCAGTTCCACCGAGTTGCGCTTGACGGTGATGGTGCCTTCCTTGGTGGCGGTGGGGGCTTCGATGGTCACGTTGTCGGCACCGTGGATGCGCTTGAGGAGTGCGCCGCGCAGCGACTCGACGAACGTCGCGGTGATGGTGACCCCGTACTTGTCCTGCGTGGTCTCAATCACGGTGCCGTTGACGTCCTCGTGGTCGCTGGTTTCGCGCTCCTCGCTGACCTCGACGCCGTCCTTGGAGATGTAGCCCATGTTCTCGTAGGCCTCATCCAGGGCGGCTGTGGCGTCGGTGGGGGTGGGGGCGGTCAGGGGGGCTGCGAAGGCGTAGCCGCCGACCTTGAAGCGGCCGACGTCGACATTCGCGTTGGTGTTGGGGGTGGATGCCATGTGGACCTCCTAGAGGATGGTGAGTTGGGCGGTGAATACGGCCCGCTGGGTGGGCGTGTCGGGGTCGGGCAGGGCGGCGGGCCAGGTGGCTTCGGCGTCGTGGATGAGGTTGCTGGTTTCGGCGGCCTGGAGGAGGAGGGCTCGGGCCTGCTGGGCGAGGTCGCGGGCGCGCCGAGGGGTGTCGGCCCAGGCTTCGACGGCAACCAGGGCTCTGGCGAGCCAGAGGGCGTTACCGTCGCCACCCGTGGGGGTGATGCGGATCAGTTCCGTGGGCCGCTTCGGCGGGATGAGGGTGACCACCGGAACCCCGATGGGGGTCAGGATCCGAGTCAGCTCGGGGATGATATCGCCGAGCATCTCGTTGCTCATCGTCCGGCCTCCAGGGCTTTGACAAGGGTGAGGTTGCGGGCGTTGTCCTCGCGGGCCTGCCGCGTGGTAGTGATGACGGCAGCGCGGGCTCGTCGCGGATGCTGCGTGGGTTCCCGCACCTCGTAGCCGTCGCCGGCTGCCGCAGCGATGGCTTTGGCGCGGCGCACAATATCCGCCTGGACTGCTGGGTGCTGCACGAGCGCCTCGAAGCCTGCCCGGTTCCATGCGATCTTGACGGCCATTGCTACCCCTCTCGTCGTTTTGCCTCGACAACCAGTCCGCGCCCCCAGTCCTTGGCGCGGCCATTGACCTCGTACTCCTCGCCGTCGATGACCAGCCGGTCCAGGGCGGAGACGGCGATCCCTGGCGGCAGGTACAGCGTCCACTCCACGTCCTCGGCCTCCCGCCCTGCGATGGCCGGGTCTTGGGAGCCGGGGGCCATGGCGTGGACCGGGAGGGGCTCAGGCGCCCCCCATGTTCGGGGCGCCTCGTCGAGCAGCTCGGGCGGGGTTTCGATGCGGCGGCGGATCAGCACGGGGCGCTGCACCTCGGCCCTGCCCCCGCGCGGGAATATCCGCCAGCCGGGCCGCCAGAGCGGCGGGGTCATCGCGACCTCGCTCGGGGTGCGGTGTTGACCATGAATGCCCCCGATGGCGCCGACCAGATGCGGCGCAGCTCCGCCAGCTCGCTCTCGGTGAGCAGCCGCAGTGACGACGACCCGAAGGTTTGGGTCGTTGTGTACGGTCCGGCCGTCTCGGTGACCGATGTGGCAGCACCCGAGCCTGCGTCGAGGCGGCGTATCACCGCCCAGCGCAGGATCGGCAACGCCCGGGTGACCCGGGTCGGATTGGTTTCGTCGCGGCGAAAACCGGGGATGGTGGAGGCGATCCCCAGTGCGTCCTCGATCAGGGCCCGGACTTGGGCTTCGTCCGCATCGGGACGGAAGACTAGGACGTGCTGCGGCTCGATCAAAGGCATGGGACCGCCTCCTTGCGTGCTTTCAGCGCTGCCGACGTGCCGGCGACTGAGGTGCGGGCTCCTCGGTGTATATGTGGGGCGATTCTTTGAGAATCGTCTTGGCCTTGGCGTCCGGCACGTCGGCTTCGCCGCCAGTGAATTGGACGCCGTGCTTGGGCAGGAACAGGTTCGGGTGCTGGGTGCAGATCAGTTTCATGGCAGCCCCGGTCAGGCCAGGTTGATGAGCTTGCCGTGATGCTTCTCGTTGCCGTACACCAGCCCGATCTCGCCGTACAGCTGCCAGGCTTCGCGGGCCCCGGTCTTGGCGAGCGGCTCGGCGAAGAAGTGCCCCTTGCCGGGGATCTCCAAGAAGGCGGGCTTGCATTCGTCGAGGGAGGTCACGATGAGGGACTTGGCCGGGGCGTAGCGGTCGAGCATGATATTGCATTTGCCAAAGTCGGTCTCGAAGGTCTGCAGGTTGACGCCGCCGACGTTGCGCTCGGCCTCCCTGTAGTTCTTGTCCTTGATGAAGATCTTCGTCAGGGCCCGCTTGACCGCGGCACCGACGATGACGGTGCGGGTTTCGGACACGCCAATGCCGCCGGACTCCCACACCTTCTGCATCAAGTCCAGCACCAGGTCCTCGGTGAGGGGCTGGGTGGAGGCGTCCACCGTGTTGGTGGTGATCGCCTCGACGAGGCCTCGGGTCTTGCGAGGGGTGGTGTTGTCGGTCGGCATCTGGTAGGTGCCAGTCAGGAACGACAGTTCCACGTCGTCGGCCACGGATCGGAACGCACCCTGGAGCTGGTGGGCCAGTTCGTCTTGGACGGGCTGGGAGCCCAGGGGGGTGGCGTTCGGCGTAGCCGGCCCCACCTGGCCGGTGGCAGCCAGCTTGGTGTAGCTGACCTCCACCTTCTCCTGGTGGATTTCGACGACGTTGTGCCCCTGGGTGCGGGCCGTGCCGGTGGCCTCCGGGGCGTCGGCGCCTTCCGTGCGCTGCCGACCGTCGGCGCCCTTGCGGCGGTCGTCGGCCTGCCAGGTGAACATAGTCGACTTGACCGGTTCGCCGCCGGTCAGGCCGCCGATGGCGGCCAGGAATGGGGTGTCGTCGGGGCTGGCGGCGAACAGTTCGCCGACGAAGTTGGGGCAGTTGTAGGTGGTGACCATGCCGGTAATTCCGGGCATTGCTACTCCTCTTCGGGGTTGGTGACCCGGAGCTCCGGGTTGTTACTTGGCTGGTTTCGGCATCTCTATGAGATGCCGAATCTTGGCGGTCAATGCGGCCTGCTTGTCGCCGGCCGCTGTAGCCGCTGCGGCTTGGGTGGCGGCGTCCGCCTTGAGGGGGCTGTAGCCGCCCTCGGTAGGGGCCTGCTTCGGCGGGATGGCTGCACTGGCGAGCCGCGCGGCCAGAGCCTCCATCCGCTCCTCCGAGCCGGACAGCAGTGCGGTGTCGTCGTCACTGAGCCTGTGCTTGCGGGCGATTCGTTCGCGGGCAAGCTCCTGACGGGCACTCTCGGCCTCCTGCTGGGCCTTGGTGGCGGCGTCGGTGGCTCGCTGCAGCTCGGTCTTCTCGGCGTCCTCGATGACCGCCAGCTTGTCGTTGGCGGCCTTGAGGGCCTTTTCCAAGTCGCGGGCGCGGCGGCGTTCCGCGTCGAGGGCCTTCTTGCCGCCGTCGCCCAGCTGCTCGTCGCGGGCGTCGCTGGCTGGCGGCTGCGGGGCCCCGTTCTGGGCCTGGGGGGCGGCGCTGTCGGCTGCCTCGTCGGCCATCATGGTCCAGCCGCCGAACATGTCGCGGTGCAGGTCGATGATCTGTTGCAGTTCGGCGGGCGTGGCGGGGGCAGTGGATGCGGTGAGGGTGGCGGTGTCCATCGCGGACTTCCTTCCTGAGGTTGGCCCATCGCGGGCATGAAGAAGGCCCGCAGGGATCGTCCTTGCGGGCCGCAGGGGGGTGGCCGCTCCGGGGGTCAGAGCAGCACGTCGGGGGGCAGGTCGCTGATATCCAGGTCGGAGAATGGCTCATCGCGTTCCAGTGCCTCCTGGAGCGCGATGGTGCCGTCGGCGATACTCAGGTCCGTCACCCCGCCTCCGGCGGGGCTCATTGCCGGATGGCCGAACCGTCTTCGGTACTTGCCGAGCAGGTCGAGCCACCTGTCGTACAGCTCTTTGTCGTCGCTCACTTGGGGGCCTCCCGGATCAGCTCGTCGAATGCGGCAGCCGTCCGAGGGAGGCGCTGCTTGATCGCAGCCCACGCCTCCGGGTTGCACAGCTGCGCCTCCATCATCTCAGCGAAGGCCTCCGCGGCCCGGCGATGATCGCGGCCGCGACGCCAGTACGCCTCACCGTGGCCGAACTCGGCGGGGTAACCCTCCCCCCATGCGGCTTGGAGCATGTCGTCGACAATCCATGCGTGGCGCGGTAGGCGGTGCACGTCGTCGGCGATGAGCTGGAGAATACGCTCCTGATGATCCTTGGTCGTCTCGCCGGGGCGGGGACGCACCAGGCGCGCGGCGGAGGTCCACAGCTCCTCCAGGTCCTCGCCCATCCCGTCGAGTAGGCCGCGGGACAGCAGCTTCCCGCCGGATGTGCGATGCAGCCAGTCGATCGCATGGGCGGTTTCGTGGAGCAGCATCCGCCCGGGCGGCATGACCCCATCGAGGCGCATGTCGCGGCCCAGGTCGACGGTGATACCCTCCCCGGGCCTGAAGAACGCCCGTCGCGGATCGCCGGGCGCCCCCCGCGTGGTGGTGAAGGTGAAGTCGTCGATGTGCTGGAGCCACAGGTTCACCGCATCCCTGTGGGGGGTTTCCCGCAGGTGGTGGTCGAGAATCCTGGCCGCGTCCTCACCGATCGTCGCGGCGAGTCTGCTGTCGCGGGGGATGATCCGCGATCCGGATAGGATCGGACCCCAGACGCCTGCTCCGCCGCCGTCGGGGGCGATGGCGTCGGTGAGGGTTCCGCCACCTAGGCGACGCATCTGCGCCAGGATGTCGGGCGTGGAGGGGGCACGTCCTGCCGCTTTCCGGGCTTCCTGGTAGAGCTGCTGCTGGGCGGCCTCCAGTTCGGTTGGCTCCCACTCGCCGATCACCTCGACCGCGGTGCATGTGCAGTGGTCGTGGTAGCGATTGCCCATTGGCTGGCTGCCGAGCAGGCGCCCCTTGCGGCCCTGCACCGACACCGCCGATTCGAGGGAGGTGTAGTCCGAGCGGGTGGCGAGCATCACGCACCAGCTGCACGCCTTCCCGGAGGTCTTGCGCCGCCACCGACGTCGCGCCACATGGGCGGACAGGACCGTGGTGGCCCGACCGGCGTTCAGGGTGTCGCGAAAGCTCCCGGCCGCCTGGCGTTGCAGGACCTGCTGCACCTCCTCCGAGGAGTCGAAGTTCCGGGCTGCGGTTGCGACCTGCCATGCCCGCCAAGCGGGCAGGTTCTCGGTGAACTCCGCCAGCACCGGATCGGGGTGGTTGATGTTCGGGGCCTGCTGGCGTCGCCAACCGGAGATGAAAGTCGCCATGTCGGCGGTGGCGCGGTCATGGCCGATCCGCTGTGCGGCGATCCAGGCGGCAACCAGGGCGGCCTCGGGGAAGTCCCCCGCGAGGAATCGGGTGCCGAGCTGGCGAACCAGCAGCTGCGTCAGGGCCCCGGTGCGGGCCTGGGCGCGAGCCGATTCCTCGGGGGTCATCACCCCACCCCCTCGCGCAACTCAGTCCCGAGTTGGGTTCACTGATCTTCCAGCGCCTGCGCCTGCTGTTCGGGTAGGCGTAGTGACACCGGGACCGCCCCGGTGAACGACAAGCCGTGAAGGCCGACACGCTCGGCTGCCTCCTGCAGGTCAACCCCGGCGCGAATCGCCTGGCCGAGGGCCTCGAACTGCACCTTCAGTCCGTCCGTATTGGGGGCGGCCTGTGGATCGGGCTGGGCCCGCGACAAGACATCGGTCAGTCGAGCGACATCGGAGGGGGCCGCGGTTGCACGATGCTCCCGGATGCGGTCGATCTCGGGGCGGGTGTAGCCGAGCCTCTCCAGGGCTATGTCGGAATCGGCGGGCAGGATGCCTGCGGTGACCTGCTGGGTGACCGCCGCTGCGGCCTGTGTCGCCGACGGCATCGCCGGGTCCATCCAGGTCGGGCGGATCGACAGCAGCTCCTCACCGGGGGTGTCGAGGTCGTCGCGGATCTGGATTGCCAGCATCGCCACACGCCGCCAGTCGACACCGAAGGTGCGGATGGCGTCGCGGGCAGCGGTCACCAGGGGCCGCTCCAGCACCTCCAGGGCGCCCTCCGAGGAAGGGTTCGCGTCCTGCTTCACGCCGAGCATTTCGGCCGGAATGCTGATCTCCGCCGCCAGCAGTGAGGCGATCTGCCGCAGTTGATCCATGTGGGGCTGCTGCGATGCGGCAGCGAATTGCCCCACCTGAATATCTGGATCATCGGGATTATCGCTGGGTGGAATAGCCCAGATACGTCCAATAATCGACTCCCATTGGCTGCGCAATTCGCCGGTGTTATCGTCGGCGAAAACGTCCCGAGAGGCATTGATGAGATAACGTTGGGGCGCACTGAAAAACTCGGCGGCAATCTCGGATCGAGCCCAGGTACGCATTGCCGAATCCGTCAACGCCATCACCGGTTTGGTGATACGGGAAGTACCGAACGGGTGCTCGTCATCCGGCTCGTGGCGCAACGGCACCACCGGCACCCCGGGGTAACGCTGCGGGAACCTTTCCGGGATCCAGCCCGTCGAAGATTGGGTCAGGCGGACAATCTTGCCAGGAAGGTAGAGGTTCAGTTCGCGCGGCAACCCGGTGATCGGGTCGCTGTCCTGAATCGACATGGCGGATCGTGGCGCGTGGCGGCGGTAGTCCCATCGCGCGGTGGCGTGCGTCGCGGGGCGAAGCCACACCCGCACCCCATCCCCCCGCTCCTCGCCGGGGGTGACAAAGGCCAGGTGACAGCCGTAGCGGGCTGAGCCGTTGTGGGCGATCGCGGCCCCAACCTCCAGGTCGGAGTCGTACATGATGCGCTCCAAGCCGAGGTCGCTGCCCGACGGGGTGGCAAACCCGGTCAGGACGCAGCGCTTCGCCAATGCAGTGACGGCCTTGTAGGGCCATCCCAACACCACATTGATTCCTTCAAGCTCCACGGGAATAGCGATGCCGAGGGACTTGAGAACATTCTTGGCACGGTAATACCTGTCCCTGTCCGCGTTGGTTCCCTGCTTGAGGTTGTGGTAATGGAGAAGGTCCCAAAGGGCCTTTTCCTCGTCGTGCTGGAGGTGGAATGTGGCGGTCACCATACGGCACCTCCTTTGCGTTTCCCCCCTGTCGGCAGGGCGTTTGCGCGGATTCGGCGGGACAATACGCCCCAATGGGCCAGTGTCGCGGCGACGATCGGGGTGATGTCGGATTCCGCACTCCGGCGGTTCCATGCCCACCGCTCCCCGACGGACCGCTTGCGGGCATCATTGAGCGCCCGGGTGAGTTGCGGCTGGGCGATATGCCGCAACTCATTGTTCATGCAGGCGTCCAGTATGTCGGCGCACGCATCGGTCATTTCGTCGGTGTTTGTGGTCACGACGCGGGCCTTTGCCTTCCGCAGCGAGCGCACCAAGGATGCGGCGGGGGATTTCGCATCCACCACCACTGCTGCGATCGGATTCTTGGCGCAGCGAGCGGCCACGTGGTCCACGACCCAGCCGGTGCCCTCGCGGGACTCGTCCAGCTCCACGTGCACCAGGCCGTCGTCACGCAGTCCCGCCAGGGCGACGGCGGCCTGCTCGCGATTCGGGGAGACGTCGACGGCCAGAACCAGTTTGGTCAGAGCCTTAGACCTCTCATCCGCCAGCCCCTTCCAGACGACGGGCGGGACGACGGCGGGGGTGGACAGGTCATCCCAGATGCCGAGGGCTTCCCGGCGGAAGTGGTCCTCGGTCAAGGCTCGGCGGAGCTTGCGGATTGCCCGCAGTGGGGTGCGCTTCGGGTAAGATGGGTTGGCTTTACGCCAGGCCTCCTTGTCGTCGGTCTCGCAGTCCGGCGGGGCGGAGAACTCGATCCATGTCGCGTCCTCCAGTGGCCTGTCCGCCTTGAAGGCCGCCAAGGCGGCGGCACGCTGCTCTGTGAATGCCTCGCTGGGGTCCTTCGGGCGGGGCGGGGTGCCGAGCATGATCGTCAGTGAGCTTGCCGCCTGGTTTTGAGTGGGCAGCATGTCGCTCATCGCGTTGGCGGTGAGGATCTGCGCCTCGTCCAGCACCAGGATCGAAACCTGCGCCACGCCCCGGAGGGCCCCGGATTCGCGGGCCGCCATCACGATCCGCGAACCGTTGGCGAATCGGATCGAGCGGTCCTCGGCCGAGGAGTTGATCTTCGCGATCCGGGGGGCGAGCTGCACCCGCATCGCCGTCGCCCTGAGGCCTCCGAAGACCTCCAGCATCACCTTGTTGTGGTGGGCAGTCCAGGCGACCGTCGTATTGGCGTGGATCAGGCAGTAGGCGAAGATCATCGCCGCCACCAGGTAGGTCTTGCCGGCCTGGCGGGGAATCGACATTGCGACGATGTCATTGACCCAGGAGCCGTCCGCACGCTTGGCCCAAGTGATCTTCGCGATGTCGCGCTGCCAGGAGTCGAGGGGCAGGCCGATCTTCTCGGCGACTGCGATGATGCTTGGCCCAGCGGTGGAGGTGATGCCGGCAGGGAGGACGAGGAAGCGGGCCTCAGGGAGCAGGCCAGGGCGCGTCGGGGGTTGCGGCCGCTTCGGCAATGTCATCCCCCTCCTCGTCGGCCACCAGGGCGGCCAGGTCTCGCTCGATTTCCAGTAGGCGCCGGGACAGCGATGCCAGGTCTCGGGCGGGGACGCCGTCGTCGATCGTGTTGGCGATCTGATCTCGCAGTGCCTCCAGTAATGCGCGCCGGCCGTGGCGGGCCGCGTCGGCAACGAACACGATGCCTCCTGTGGATAACTCGGACGTTCGATTCGCCAACTTGCCCCGACCTGTGGAAAAAGCCGAGAGAGAATCCCGCCTACGGCCTGAGCCAGCGTCAGGACCGGGGGAGGGGCCTCCCCGCCCCCATGTTCGATTTCTGGGGGCGCGAAGCCTCAGGCCAGCGATCCGGAGCGGCGGATGATGGGCACGACGCCCGCGTCCTTGGCGGCCTTGCGCTCGTTGCAGAGCTTGTGGGCCGCCTGTTTGTTGCCCAAGGCGTCGGATCCACCCTGGGCGAGTGGGGTGACGTGGTCGACAACGAAGCAACCGGGATCAGGCCATCGCAGGGCGTAGTCGATGACCTCGCCGCAGATGCCGCACGGTGGCTTGGTGGCTGCCACGGTGGCGCGGTGGCGGTCGCGGATGGCGGTGCTGCGTCGCTGCGCCATGGCCACACCTCCTCGGGGAACGAGAAGGACCGCCGCAGCCTGTAAGAGGGTGCAACGGTCCCGCAACTGTGTGCCACCATATCGCGACCGCTAGTCAAGTGCAAGTCCGAGCTGGGTGAGTCGCGTCTGCGCCGCGGCGCGGCGGATGTCGCCGAGGTCCCACCATCGCCTGCCCTGCTCGTCGCATACTGCGGTGATCATGCGTCTGGCGTCCCAGCGGTAGAGGGTGCGCAGTGGCACCCCGACTAGGGAGGCGGCCTGCCGCAGGGTGACCGCCTGGATCGTCACCTCGTGCCCGCAGGCGGTGCACCGCCATGCCGCCTTCCGCCCCGGCAGAACCTCGAGGTGGCCGGCCCCGCACCGGGAGCACGGCACCGCCGGCCCGGCTTCCCTGAGATGCTTGACGGCGGCCCGGACGGCACGGTGCACGTGCAGCACACCCCACTCGAAATCCGGCCACTGCGCGGTCCCGGTGATCCAGTCGAGCTGGGAGATCAGCCAGTTCGTCACCGACGACAGGGTGGGCTTCTCCGGCAGTGCCGGGATGGCGGTGGGACATTCGTCGAGGGCGGTTGCCTCGAAGTCGCGCGCCCAGCCCCACAGGTATGGCAGGACGCCGACACCTTCGGGGTCGCAGTACTCCATGCCGTCGAGCCATCCACTGCGGTCTCGGAGGTCGAGGAGCTGGAGGACGTCGAGGCGCAGCGGGACGCTGGCTGACGGACCGGCGTGGGTTCGCGGACCGCCGCCGGGGCCAGAGGTCAGCGCCTCGGGGAGGAGGGCGCAGAGATCCGCCAGCTCCGACAATGCCTGACGGACCGGATGGTCGGGGGTGTTCGCCGGCCCTTCTTGGATGCGGGGAGCAGAGGGCATGGGGTTGCTACTCATTGGGGGTCCTGTTTGATGGTGGGCGGTGGGTTGTAGCGTGGCGTGGAGGCGTGGGTGTCGCCTGGGATTTCCGGCCTGGGGGCCGGCTGGCCGGGTGCAGCGATGCCGTGGCGGATGATGTGGGCGATGATGGTCTCGTCGGAGGTTTCAGCTGAGGGCATGGGGTTGCTACTCATTGGGGGTCCTGTTCGTCGAAGGGCTCGATGCCGAGGATGGCGGCGACGTCGGGACGCAGATGGGTCAACTCTTCGATATCAGTGAGCGCATTGGTGGCCTGCTGCAAGATGCCGGGCGGGGTGGAGCGATCCTGCGCCAGTGCGATGAGGTTCGCAAGGCGGAGCTGCTCAGCGATCTCCAGCAGTGCGTGAACGGTGGCGGCGTCGACGTGCCGCCCCTCGTGGTGGTTGAAGTGGACGTTGAGCTCGTCCAGCGCCGCTTCGCGGCATGTGGTTGCGGCGGCGAGTGGTCTCGGGCTGGGGTTGTTGACGGCGTTCAGCAGGTTGGCGGCGGCCTGCTCCAGATTACTGGTCATTGCTGAATTCCTTTCGGTCAGGGCTGGGTGAGTGGGGCAAGGATCGGGCTGAGCCCGGTGGCGGTGATGAGTGCGCGGGTGGCGCACCAGGCGAGGACGCCGAGAGTGGGAAGGCCGGTCAGCAGGGTGAAGATCATCCCCAGGCTGAACAGACATCCCGGCAGGTTGCCGTCGTCATACTCCTTGGGTGGCGGGACGCCGAGGCGCTTGTAGATGACTGCTGTGATGATGCCGGCTGCGACGATGGTCAGGCTTGCGACAGTGGCGAGACCGCCGGCGACGAGGAAAGCGAACTCCTTGGGGGTCACAGCATGTCCTCGGCGGCGGCGCCGACGAGGTAGTAGGCGTCGGGTTCGTCTTCGCAGGTGATGCGATCGGGGTCGGCGGTGATGCGGCGGCTGTAGCGGGCGACGTAGTCGGGGATGTTGCTGATTCTGATTTCCAGGACGATGTCGGCGTCGTCGGGGAGGTCGGTGAGCATTTCTCGGAGTTCTTGAACGGTCATGACTGGGCTTCCTTTCGGGACTAGAAGGGCGGGGGTGTGTCGCGGTCGACGCCTGTTTGCGGCGGGGCGACTGTGCGGGCCGTACAGGCCTCGGGAGGTAGTGGGGGTGGCTGGCATCGATGCGCTGGGAGTACGTCGATCCTGGGGCTGCCTGCGGGTTGCTGGGTGATGTTGTCGGCCCGTCGCCGGGTGAGTTTGACGCCATACCGCCCGTGGCGGGTGAGGGTGTAGGTGGGGGTGCCGGCGAGTTGGTGGAGGGCTTCGCCGAAGGCGCTGAGGGGTGTGGCGGTGACGGTGACCTGGATGGCGGCCTGGTCCTGGTCGAGTCCGATCAGGATCGGAGCCCTGCACTGGCGGCAGTACTGCGCGACGGCGCCGCGCCATCCGCTGGGATAGGTCCAGCCATAGGGGTTGGGGCCGAGGAAGCGACCCCTCCGCCGGGGCGTGGGGGGCGTCGGGGTGGTTTCGGGGATGAGGGCTTGCTGAGTCATCGAGGGGGCTTTCTGGTGGGTGGTGGGGCTGGCCATTCGAGGCGTGTTTTTCGCAACACGAGAAGGGGGTGTCAGGGGTGGCCAAAGGTGGCCATGGCCACCCCTGTGCGTGAATTCCCGTACCCGCGATTGATCCATGAATGTTATAAAAACGTTATAATCCCTAGTGAAAGCGGGTTTGGAATGTAACAGATTCATAACAGTTTCTGTGACCTTGCAGACCCCGGGGTGGCCATGGCCACCTTTGGCCACCCCTGAGGGCCTGTTTCCTAATTCCACGTCAGCACCGCCCCGTGGTCGGTTTCGGAGACGGAGACCTGGCCGGCCTCGACGAGACGGGACAGGGCATCGTCGAAGAGATTGCGGTCCCGGGCGGTGATGCCCTTCCTAGCCGCAGAGCGGGGCAGGCTGCCCGCCTTGCGCACAACCCGGGCGACCACGCGTGCCACACGCTTCGCCCCTTCCTCGGCAAGGGTTTCCTCGGTGAGCGCCTGCCGGCGTGCATCCCGCCTGGCCCGCCCCTCCTCGGCCTCCGCGAGACGCCGCGAAACGCACGCCTGAACCCGTTCCCTGGTGGTGTCAGAGACGGCCATGACCATGCCCGCCAGGGCCCAGTCGGCGAGGTTGACGGTGAGGCGTTGATCGAGGATTGCCAGACCGGTGGCGACCTTCAGTCGGGTGTAGAGGCTGTGTCCGTCGAGGGCGTCGCCTTCCCCTCTGGCGCGGGCCGCGTGGGCCTCCCGGATGGCCTGGACGACCTGCTCCGGGATTGGTAGGACGACGCGGCCTGAGCGATCCTGCCGCGCCCCCGGGATGTGTTTGACGACCGCCAGGGGTGCGGTCCAGCGCCACGGCTCCGGCTCCTCTGGGGGTGTGGCCGTGATGTGGGGATCGGTGACGGGGAGCCACAGAAACCGCTGCGGGGTGCCACCCCCGGCCTCGGCGTCGGCTAGTAGCCAGTCGGCGCGCTCCGGCTGGATGCCGACCGACAGGCCGAGCCGGTAGGAGTGGGCTGGCAGGATGATGCGTCTCGTGGAGTCGGCGTACTGCATGCCGAGACGTTCCCCGGAGTAGGCGGAGCGCAGCTGCGCCATCAGGGTGGATCCCCGCCTGGACTGGATTGCGGCGACCTGGTCGATTTCGGGGGAGGTGAACAGCACCGACCTGCGATCCCACTGGAGTGGGTCGTCGTGCGGAGGCTCTCCCTTTTTTGGTTGGGGTTTGGGGTGGGCGTAGGCGTGGGTGATGCCTTCGCCCGATCCGAGGGGCGCAGAGTGGAGTGCCGGCCAGGTGCAGGCGTCGGCTGCGGTCGCCTCCGATGCACCCTTGCCCGCTCCAGAAGGGCCGACGAGGCCGACCAGGAGGTTGAGGGAGCCGGCGCCCCCGACGATGGGTGGCAGGACGACATGCGGAGCCATGGCGCCGACGGCCCTGAGGAGGCATCCGCCGAGCACCGCCCAGGGTGCGGTCATCCGGGAGTAGGCGAAGCGGTTGATGTGGGTGAGTACGTCGCGGGCCCGCCAGAAGTCCTGCTCTTCGCCAGGGGTGAGGACCTGGGCGCTGACTTCCCGCACGTCCGGATCGGGGATGTCGGGTGCGGGAATGATGCGGGGCGTCTTGACGCCTGAACTGATGCCCGAGTTGAGGGTTGCGCGGACCTCGGTGTGGCTGAGTCCGATGCCGAGGGCGGTTGCTTCCAGGGCTGCCCTGATCTCCTCTTCGGAGATGTGGGGGATCAGCTGGGCGCAGGAGAAGGCGGCGACGTTGAGTTGATGGTTGCGGCCACCTTCCGGGGTGGCGGCCAGGATGTCGCGTTCTTTCCGAAGTGCGGCCAATGCGTAGCGTCTGGCATGTTCTGCGTCCGTCGTGGTCGCCGGCACTGTCGACGCACCGGCGGCGGGCTCGGGCCTGGCCCACAGGTCAGTGAACTTCATCGTGCTTCGCCTGTCTGCGTCTGGGGGTTGATGAGGTCGATGCGGAGGGGTTTCAGCCACCAGTAGCGACCCTCCGGGGTGGCGGAGGGCGGGGCGACGACGTAGCCGCCCTGCCCTCTCCAGTCCATGCCGGGGGCCATGTGGGCGCGATTACCCCTACCTGTGGCGGGAACGTAGATGTGCCTGCCGCCCCGTCGAGGGGTGACGACCACGCCGAGGGTGTCGGGACGCTCATCCAGGCAGGCCCAGGTGTCGACCCCTTCCCAGCCATCAAGGTCGGCTACGTCGACCAGAAGCCCAGTGGCGAGGCCGATGTTGCAGGTGAAGTCCCGCTGCCACCAGGTGTTGACCTGCTCGGGGTCGATGGTGGCGTTGTGGCAGCCGTTGCGGGTCGCCGGGAGTTTCGTGCCCGGCTTCAGGGGGAACACTGCGAGCCCGTTGCTGGCGTACCACAGGGCCGCCTGGTGGAGGCTGGCTGTCGCCGGGGGAGGTTGGGGGGTGTAGCGGTCGCGGCGGTCGCATTCGTCGCGGATGATCTCGACGAGTTCCTGGTGACCGACTCGGAGGGCCTGGTCGAGTTGCTGTTGGAGCTGCTCGTCGGTTGCTTGATGATATTTCATGTTTCTTCGCCTGGTGGTGCTGGAGGTCGGCTGGATTCAACGCGGCCCCGGCTGTGCTGGTCGGGGCCGCGCGGGACTCATCCGACGCCGCGCAGGATCGGTACAGGTAGGGCCTGCTGCACCCCTGCCACGAGGGCTTCGAAGGCTGTTTCGAGGACCTTTTCTGATTCGACCAGGCGCACTCCGAGGAACAGCTGCCCTTCGTCGATGCGGTAGCGGAAGCGGGCCGTGACGGCGACGGCGTCGACGCCCTGGAAGGGGCGCAACACCAGCGTCAGTTCAGTGGGGACGGTCAGATTGCCTTTCTGCCCGGCCCTGGCGTCAACGGTTTCCGCGAACTCGAACTGCCGCTGCCCGTTGGACAGCAAACAGCTGGACCGGAAATCAACCTTGGTCTTGGCGGTCAAGGTCTGACACACGTCGAGAAGCAGGCCGCCATCGGGGGCGCCGATGCTGGACAGGTGATCTTCGATGAACTCGGCGAAAGCTGTCTGGCGCAACAGCTTTCCGTCGATTTCGCCCCACTCATCCCATTCGCGAGAGTGGGGCAGGGCGAGGGTCGCGCTGTGGTCGCGCCAACCGTTGCCGCCGTCCAGATGGGCGATGACGGAGCGGTCGTCGAGGTCGGCCCATACTTCCAAGCGGCCCTCTCCGTGTGCATGGGAGACGCCCACAGCGGCCCCCTCGGCCTGTTCTGCGGTGTTGGCCGCCAGGTAGTTGATCAGGGATGTGGCGTCGTTCACGACGACCTGGCGGCGGATCCGTCCGGGGGTCGGAGCTGCCTGGCGAGTGACGCGCTGTTGGTAGCCCGGGGTTTCGAGCAGTTCGACGCGGTCATTGCCGGCGACGGCGTAGATTTCCCCGTCGCTCAAGGGTTGCGCGGCGAACGCCTGCTGGGCGACGCGCTGAATGGCGCGCACTCCGCCGGCGTCGAGGGTGAGGGTGTCGTTGCTGGGCATCAGGCCTCCTTGTGGACGAGATTGATGGCGTGGACGAGGTTGGGGATTTCCGGTTGGTCGGGGTTGCGGCGGGTCGCGTTGCCCTGTCCGTCGAGGTAGAACGCGGTGGTTGGGCGGGCGTACTCGGGGAGTTTCAGCTTGACCTCGTCCTTGACGCCGACACGTCCTGCCCCGTTGGGGGTCACGGTGATGACGAGGGAGACCGAACCCTGCTTCCCGGTGTCCTGCACCCGCTGGAGCAGATCCCACATGGCTTCGGATAGCTCCTGCTCAGTGGACCCCTCGCCCAGCTCGGCGAGGATGTCCCGGAATGGGCGCACGTCGACATCGTCGACGACTTCCCCGGTGCGCTGATTGATGTACCGTCTGTCTTTTGTCATTCGTCTTCCTTTCTCAAGGCCAGAGGGGGGATACCCCCTCTGGCGGGGGCGAGATTCAGAACGGGGCGACCGCTGTGGGCTGCTGCACTTTCACGGCGCCGGGCAGGGGTGCGACGGGCGCGGGGTTGAGGTCGACCGCCGGAGCCTGCTGGGCGCCAGCGCCGCGTGCGATTTCCAGAGAGAAGATCTTCGCGGTGCCGTTGGCGGTCTTCGCATTGCCGGAATGGGTGACGCGCAGGACGTCTCCGATCGCGGGCTGGGCGGCGAGCATGCCGCGGCGCAGATTGGCCTGGCCAGCGGTGATGGTGACGGTTTCCCCGATCTGGAAGTCGGAGCGTTCGCCGGCCTTGTTGAAGGAGGAGCAGGGTTCGACGAGCCGCAGGGTGATCTGCGGGCAGGTGGCGCCGGAGAAGTCCTGCCCCCCGGTGGCGTTGTAGTCGATGACTTCGCCGGTGACGACCTGGCCGGGGGAGTCGTGCCATCCGATGAAGGCGCCGGCGGGAACGTTGACGGTCTCGAACTGGTAGGTGGACATGATGATCCTTTCGGGTTAGTTGGTGAGTTGTTGCAGTCGTTGTTTCGCGGCTGCGGTGTGGGCGTCGGTCCAGGCGTTCTGGGACCGGCCCCACAGGTCGAGGAGTGCCTCACGAGACGGTGAGGCGGCGATGGCGGCGTGCAGGGCGGCGTCGACGGCCTGCTGTTGCGGATCCGGCGCGGTCGGTCGTGGGGCCGGGGCGGGGGTGACGTCGACATCGAGGTCGCTGAGCAGGTTCTTGCGCTTCCTCCACTCGCGGACTCGGGTGCACACCTGGACGGCTTCCCAGCCGGCTTCGAGATCCACCCAGTGGAGTCCCACTTGGGCGGTATCGGAGTCGAGGGCGATCACCAGACCCTTGTTGGTGCGGGCGCGGTGGGGCTGGCGCCGTCCCGTTTCGGGGTTGTAGAGGTTGCTGCGGGCGTAGATGGCCAGCTGCATTGCCACTTTCAGCGCCCCGTACTTCAGGGTTGCGGGACCGGTTTTCAGGTCGCATACGAAGGGTCCCTCTTCGCCCGCCACGGAGGGGGCGATCAGGTCGGGGGTTCCGCCGACCTGTAGGTCGTCGTGCACGCAGAACCGTTCGACGGTGCGGGGAAAACCGAGCAGGCGTTCGACGCGGCGATAGGCGTCGACGTGGGGTTGGTACTGGGCCGGGATGATGCCCGGATCCTCGCGCCGGTTGATGCGTTCGATGTAGGCGTGCAGGGCGGTGCCGATCGTCGCCTTCGCAGATGCTTTCGCGGCTTCGATGGCGGATTCGCACAGCTCGTTGAGCTGGGTCTTGTTGCCTTCCGGGTCGGATGCCATGGAGGCAGCTGCCAGGTGCAGGTCCGGGCGGGATGCGATGCCGACGGCGACCATTCTCTGCATCCACTTCTGGAGGTTGTACTTGTCTTCCAGGACGTCGATGTAGGTGGTGCAGCGCGTGTATGGGACAGGCTTGCCGCCCCCGGGGGGGATGACGAGGGGGCGTTGCCAGCGATCACGGGCCACTTCGGCGGGCTTGAGGGTGGGCGTGGTCATGCCTGATCACCCACCGGGGTGACGGTGACATGCAGCCCCTCCAATGGGGCGGTGGGGCAGATGTACCCTTTCTCGCAGATCAGGGATACGACCTGTGAGTCGTCCCGCCAGCACACCCCCGTCATGGCGTCCAGGGCGGCTCTGATGAGTTTGTCCAGGTCCGGCTTAGTTGCGTGGTGGCGAGGCGCGGAGGGGAGCAGGCGGAAGCCGTCGGTCTGCTTCTTGCCGGCTCTCAGGTGCCCCTTGGGGCGATTTAGCACGAAGCGCAGAGTCACGCGGACCGCCCCTGAGAGGGGCGACAGGCGCCCCATGGCGTTAATGGCGGCGTCGCGGACGTCACTGCGCCACGGCTTGACCCGTTTCGACGACTCAACCATGACGCCATGGCCGACGTATCGTTTCGAGCCCTGCGGGGCTGGCCGCCCCGGGGCGAAGAAGCTGAGTTCATTCATGAGATGGCTTTCCTTGTTTGTGTTCATGTCTCCGGCAGGGGCAGGGCTGCATCACGCGATTCCGCTTGGTGCTGCCGGTCTGGATTTCCCTGGGGCAGGCGTCGTCATGGGGTCGGTGCCCGCACCATGTGCAGAGGCCTGTCATTGCGACTCCTGGTGTTTCAGTACGGCCTCGATGGCGTCGGCGAGTTCGTGGGTGCCGTCCGACAGGCCCGCCAGGTAGCGGCGGTAGCCGGCGGTCACAGCTGCGCCCTCGGGGCGGGCGTCAACGGCTGCGATGTTGGCGAGACGCCCACTCGTGTGGCGGTGCATGACTCGCCTGACCTCTTCTGCCAGCGCCTGCGTGCTCACCGCTCTTCCTTCCAGTCCTCGAGGGTGCTCAGGGCAGCTTCGGCGGTTTCGCACGGCCACGTCTGGCAGCAGGTGGTGCAGTAGCGGTAGCCGGGCAGGCCCGGGTCGTCCCAGGTCACGGCGGACGGGCGGTGCGGCTCGGAGACGTGGATCCGGCCATACTCTTCAGCGGGGCTGGTCATCGTCGCCATCCTCGGGCTCGTGGGTGAGGAGACCTCGGAGATCCTCGGAGGTCTGGAAGAGCGCGCAGCGGCTTCCCTCGTAATAGCCCACGCTGTATCCGGAGCTCCTGGCGGCCAGCTTCCGGAGCGCCCCCTCCTTGTCGGCGATCCGCCTCTCTAGCGTCTCGATGTAGTCGTGGATGTCGTCCCGAAGGGCCCGGGTATCCGCGCCTGCGGCGGTGATGGCTGCAGCCTCCCGAAGGCCATGGGCGCGGCCCTCCTGCCATGTCGCTTGCACTCCGGCCACGTCGGCCCGCTGCTGGGCCTCTGCTGCGAGACGGGTGATCCGGTCCTGCATGTCACTCACCGTCGACCTCCTTGGCCGCAGCTTGGAGGAATGCCCAGGCTGCGGCGATCACGTCGGCCTCGGTCTGGAAGCCGTTTGCCGTCAACGGTTCGATGTGGCCCAGGAGGTCGCCCATTGTCGTGTAGACGGCCGCATGGTCAGGATCCTGTCGGGAATCATCTCCGGACAGGCGCGGCCATTCGACGCTGTAGCGGCATCCGTCGCAGTCGATAGCGAAGGTGGCGCTTTCGTCGCTCATGCCGCACCCCCGCGGCGCAGCGCATCCTCGGCGGCCTGCCTTGCGGCGGAGCCGAGGATCGTTGCCGGTATCCTGGTCGCTGCCGCCACGGTGGCAATCGCCGCGGACAGCAGGGGGATCAGATCCGTGGCGGCGCCCAGGTCGAGGGCGCGGACCGCGATGTCGCCGCGGTCGTCGAGGCTGGCCACGAAGCGAAGCGACCGGGAGGTGGTCCGTTCGCCGCCGGGCAGCAACTCGACGAGCCGGAGGTCCCTGTCAGTGGGGCTCATGCCTGCACCTCCTCGCTGGCGCAGGGGTGGGCGATGGCGGCCGCCAGGGCGAGTTCATCGGTGTGGCCGGTGCCGGCCGCGCCGCAGTGCAGGCAGCGCCAACGCCATCCGAGGCCGACGCGCTCGAAGGCGACGTAGAGACCGCGACGGGGGGCTTCCGCCGGCTCCGGGTCGAGGGGTTCGAGGGCGTGGAGCATGGCGCGGCGTGGCGCGGGGGACGGGATGGTTGCGGTTGTCATGACGAGTGACTTCCTTCGTTGGGTGTGCTGGTTGTGGAGGGCGGTGGTCATGACCACCAGCCGAGGAGTGCGCCGCCGACGATGACGGCGATGAGGGCCGCGGTGATTGCGGAGCCGGCGATGATGACGGCCAGGTCGAACAGGTCGTATCCGAGGGGGTCGGGCTGAAGCTTCATGCTGCGACCCTCCGGAAGGAGAGCCCTAGGAAGCCCGCGCGATGCTTGATGGCGGTCCTGGTGCGACCCGGGAGCATTGCCATGGCGCTACGCATACTGGTGCAGCCACGCAGAAGCTGGTCCTCATGCTCGGCCCAGGGCACGCTGGGTTGGGTGAGCCCGAGATGGTGCCGACGACTATGGATTGCCGCCTCGCTGCGCCCTAGGGCTTCGGCGACTTCTGCGGGGCTGAGGTCGGCATGGTTGCGCACCCAATCGTCTTCCTCGGCAGTCCACCGAGGGCGCTGCGGCGCTGGGTCCTTCTTGGGGCCCACCGGGGTTGCGACGACCGCGGGCGCCGCCCCTCCGATGTGCCGGCGTGCCCACTCCTGGGCGGTGCGCAGGCCCTCGCAGGGGCTTTCCGGGTTGCACCAGCGGGGATCGTCGCAGGGCGGGTCGCACTCGACGGCGTCGCCGCAGGCCGTACACCCCGCGCAGTGGCGGATGGTCGCGGTCTTGAGGGCCGTGGCGCCGTTGGGCAACCACGGATGCAGTTCGATCTCCTTGCCCGCAGGATTGCGGGCGATTCGCCAGTGCGCGACACGGACTTCGTGGATGCTCATATCAGGGCTCCCTGCCCGATCCCGAGCTTGGCCTGGATGAACGCCAACCCGGAGGGCTGCACCTTGGTCGTGTAGGAGGTGCCCACGGTTCCGTCGCTGCGCGTGTAGTCGTGGGCACGGACCGTGAAGTGGTGCATGTACTTCTGGTACGGGGTGTTGCGCATCGCACCCTTGGCGATCAGGATCCCGGCGTTGCGCAGCTCGTCGAAGAGCTTGTTCTGCGACCGCCCGAGGATCTTCGCGACCGCCCCGATCGAGTAGGTGCCATCACCCGACAGGAAACGGTCGTAGTTCGCGGCCTTCGGTTCCAGTTCCCGGGCATAGGCGGCCATCGCTTCACGTTCGGCGCGGGCGCGCTTCAGATCCGTGGCGAGTCTGATGATGAAGTCCGGGTCGGTCAGGGCCTCCTCGGCGGCTTCTGGGGTGAGGTAGCCGCCGCGCTGCCGGATCGCCGGCAGGACCTCGTGAGTCACCCAGCGACGGAAGGAGCGGACGAGGGCGGTCTTGGCCTCCACCTCGGAGTCGGTCAGGCCGCGGGCCTTGGTTGGTTGCAGGTGGAACAGCAGGGTGTAGAGGCCTGATTCGTTGACGATGGACACCGTTTGCCGACCGCCGGGGGTGTCGATTTGCGTACCCCCCTTGTCTTCGGGGTCCACGTGCTGCATGACGCGGTTTCGGTTGGTGACGCCGAAGTAGTCGCAGACGTCACCCGTGACGAACCAGGGTTCGCCGTTGATGTCGAGGGTGCGCACTTCGCACCCCTCGTAGGTGAACGGGGTGATGTTGGGGGCGGGCTGGGTGGTCATGCTGTGGTTTCCTCTCGGGCGAGTCGGAGGGCCTCGACGGCGTAGTCGAGGGTGATGGAGACGATCAACGCCAGGTCGCAGTTGCGGACCTGCCGGATCGACTTGTGGCCCTCGAAGAGGCTGATCTTGTGGGCGACGGCGTAGGCGATGTCGGGTTCGACGACCGTCAGGTCACCGCGGGTGAGTTTCGGGGCGCGGCGCTGTTTCCGGGCAGGCTTGCGCCCGGGGGTTGATACCATGGGGTCACTCCTTCCGAGGAGGTCGGCCGCGTCGAGTCGTTCCGCCAAGATTGAGCTCGACGCGGCATTCTCTTTGTTGATCAGTGCACACATAGGGTGTGCAACAGGAAGGCTAGCGGCCCGCGAAGGGGAATGCACCCCCAGTGTGTGCGCTAGCTCTGGACGATCCTGTAGAGCCGATTCCGATGAGCACCCGCGGCCTCCGCGATCTGCTCCCGAGGTAGCCCGGCATCCATCGCCGCCTTCACCGCATCCCTGCGGATCGCCGAATCCTCGTCTGCCTTCGCGCGCGACGCAGCAGCCTGCTCGCTCGCCTTCCTGACGGCGGCCAGCAACTCGCGGGCTTCGGATTCGGACACGTTCATCACTCCCGAGGTTACAGTCGGCGGCGGCTTCGGTCATAGCAATCAACAGGTCACTCATGCCGCACCCCTTCGGGGGTGAGGCCGAGCATGTCGGCCAGGTCGATTGCGTGATGGCGGGTGAGGGTTCGCAGGGCGGCGACCCTTTGCGTTTCGGTGATCTCGGCCGGCGGGAGGAGGTCGCGGGCGATGACGGTTTCGTCGAACTCCGGTCTTGTACGGTTCATGCGTTGCTCCTGTTCCGGAGGAAGGTTTGAACGACCGAGGGGCGCCACCGCCACGAGGGACGGGCGCCGGCGGAAACGTTGATCCCGGGAAGCGGGGAAGGGTGGAGCCGGCGGAGTTTCAGGACCTGGCTCGGGGTGATGCCGATCAGGTCGGCGACCTGCTCTTTCGTCAGCAGGGACTTGTCAACGGTCACGGCAGGCGCCCTTCTTTGACGGCGATCTTTATCTCGGTGTCGTCGAGCAGGCCAGCCAGGACGATGGCCTGAAGCTGGAGAGCGTGGTCGTAGCAGATCCAGGCCTGTTCAATCTGCTTCCAGCCGTTCTTGCCAGCCTCGATCCAGTCGAGGTAGGTTTCCCGCCCGCACGCGGCGCAGACGATGCCGAAGTCGTGCCCGCAGTGCTCCATGTACTCACGCACCAGGAGATGGGTGCCCTGTACCCACATGCAGTGGCGGCAGTAGACGGCCAGCGCCTTGGGGGGCTCGCTCCGGTCCAGCAGGGTGGTGACCACGGGATGCTGACATTGGGGGCAGGACTGGGGAGTGGCGACGCCGATCAGGTCGGCGACGTCGATTTTCTTGCTGCTCATATCAATGCCTCCTGGGCGGGGTTCTGAGCGGATTCCTGGTTGGGCTCCTGGGCGGCTTCCCGCGCCAGGTTGTTGATGCACCTGCCAAGGAGGGTGATGGTGTCGCCGAGGTGATCGTTCGCCATCGCGACGAGACCCGTGTCGGGGAGGGCGCGGTCCTGCGCCGCGCTCACCAGCACCTGGCAGGATTCGAGGATGTTCGTCAGCCACTCCAGGTCGACGGCCTGGTGACGGGCGAGGGCGTCGGACACTTCGCCGACGGCCTCCTGGAGGCGCTCCACGGCCTCGTCGTTGCTGATTTCGACCCGGCGGGGGTCGTGCTCGCCGAGGTCGGTCGCGCGGATCTGGAGGGGGTTCATGCCAGCACCTCCTGAAGGCCGGCGGGGGTGAGGAGTTCGTGCAGCTTCTCCAGGCCCTTCGGGGTCACCCTGACCTGTGGGGTGGCGAGCACGGAGACGCCGTCGTCGTCGATGTAGTGGCGGACCTTCTCCGCCAGGAGCCCGGTGTTGAGCTTGTCCTGGTTGGCCGCCCACTTGTCGCGCTGGTTCTTGTGGATCCAGCCCAGGTCCTGAAGCTGTTTGTGGAGTTTGCGCGGCCCGGTGGTGATTCCGGTGCTGGAGAGCAGTTTGGCGGCGTCGGTGATGGAGTGGTCGCCGCGTCCGGAGCAGAGCGCGTCCCACGTGTTGGCCTTCGGCAGGGCCTTGGCGAGGTCCTCGGCCTGCTGGGCGATGGTGGCCTCGTGCTGTTTGATCGTCTCCGCGGCCTCCAGTACGGCGGCGGCGAGGAGTTCCTTGCCGCTCAGCTGCGGCTGCGGCTCGACGGCGTAGATGCCGGTGCGGCGGATTGTGGGGAGGACCTCGTGCGTCACCCAGCGACGGAAGGGCTTGGCGGCTGGGGAGTCGGAGCGGACCACCACGTCATACAAGCCGGGTTCGGCGACGATGGTCATTGCCCGGCGCTGGCCGCCAGAGCTGATGTAAGTCTGGCATACATCAGCCTTGTCGAGGCGCTTTGCGACGACTGCCGGGTTACTCAGGGCCAAGACCTTGCACAGGTCGGCCAGGACGAACCAGGGTTCGCCGTTGACGTCGAGGACGCGCACTTCGTGGTCCTCGTAGCTGAATGGGATAATGTTGGACATGGATTAGTCCCTTTCTTTGGGCCGGGCCCTCGCTGTTGCCGCAGCGGGGGCTTTTTCTGTTTGGGTCAGGCGGCGGTTGCCCGGGAAACGAAATCCGCGAACGGCAAATCGAGTACGTCGCACAG